TTATAACTTACACTAACCTCTAAATTGTTAGTATCAGGTGGATGAACACAACTAACATCAGTTAACGCAACTCTAGGTTCAAAATTATTGATTGTGGTCTCAATTTGAGTTTTTATTGTAGTCAATAATCCACTATCTGCCTGTTCAAATAGACTTTCTTTGACACGAGAACCTATCAGAGGGTTAAAAAACCTCTCTTCATTGATAGTTTCGACTAAATTTCGGACAGATCGCTTGATTGCATTCTCATTTGTAAGAGAAATGATGTCATTCGTGACAGGATGTTTCTTAAAAGACAGTGAAATGTCTTTAAATGCACGTGATTGTCTCTGTTGTACGACAGGCATTATGCCAATACAATATTTTACTCAATATATTTATACTACTTTATAGAAAGTATACTTAAGAAAAAGTTCTTCCATAGGCTGAATAGCCCTAATAGTTCGTATATAATATTTATTATTTATTAAGTATTTTTCACAATTAGGATTTTCGCTGTGATTGATGAAGCCACCCATTGGTGTTCTTAGTATTTCTTCACCAATTAAAACGTGTGATAGTCCTAATTCAGTATCTATAGCTAATTCTTTTTTAGTAAACAATCCTTGGCCTGCAATAGGACTATCTCCAACGAAAAGACCATCGTATAATGCTTTATACATCGTATTGATTCCAATCCTTATATTCTGGTTCTGGGTCGTTGATACTATGTTTGAAATGTTCTGTATCGAAATATGATGGTGGCAAGGGTTTTACATTGTCATATGGCCCTTTTAATCTTCTCTTATATTCTCTTTCATCCAATACTTCATTAATAAGAATCTTTAGTTCCTTGACAATCTCAGGAGTATGGATCCTACTAGGTTTAACAACCATAGGCTTATGTGGTTCCATATTCCATGTTTTTCTATGATTAGGATCATTTGGATCCACAGGTAGACTCATACCCTGAGTGTCAATTTTCATTTCTTTCTGATAGGAACGTCAATTTCCCAACAATGGGACTTAAGTTTAACTATATCAAATTGTTTTCTATTCTTCTCATATGTAGCTGCAGGTTCATTACCTGCGGTCTCACCATAGTTAGGTTTATTAGGATTTTTTAAACCCATGTAATCTAATATCGCACCATCTACCATGAAAAATAATGCATCCCATGTTAATGTATCTCTTAGATTAACTGCAATACGATCTACATCGTTTTCATCAAGATACTCACCAGTTGCTACTGCATTTGAGTAATCTTCATACTGAGTTAATAGTTTTGCTCTTACTTCTACCAACTTATTCAGGTTGATAGTGATCTTCACATCATCATCAAATGCCATTACCGTCCTTGACCTCTATATCTTTTCTTGGCTTTGTTTCGAGAGGTTGCGCTGTATTTGGAATGCTTTCCTCTTCCTTGTCGAGATTTTTTGGGGATCGACTCTACGAAACTCCCACCTGATAAACTACTCTTGACTGCCATTGATTAACTCCATTGTAATTGTTGAAGGATCAGGTTCCCCTGTCCTGTAGTATTCTTCCGATAAGTCTTCTAAGGTATCCATAGCATCATCGAGTTCGCCCGAGAAAACGACCTCTCCGTCTACTTTAACCTCCCAAGTATCAGATAACTCTTGTTTTTTCATGTCCTACACGAATCCGAGGGTCGCACCATATCTCAAAGCCTTCTTTCTTTGCATCTAAACAGAAACTGACATCCTCTCCACACATGTCCTGAACCTCACCACTCTCGAAGACTTGCATCTGAGGTGCAAACCACGGATATTCTAGAGTTTCAAATACACCTTTCTTAATTGATACCCATCCGAAACCTGTGTAGTCACATGTAAAAGGCTTCCGTCTCTTACTCATTGACTCAACGGTCTCATGATTCATAACTCCCTTGTTCTTCTTGAAGTCTTCTTCTTCGAGCCAGTGAGCGATGGAAGTTGTTGAGCCATCCTCAGTAGCATACCATCCTGCTGCAATATCCTTTTCTTTTCCCAACTGCATAAGTCTGAAGAAACTCTCAGTGTTAAACACGATGTCAGAGTCTATCCATAACTGATAGTCATATTCTAATTTTCCGTCCCAAGGTTTCTGATCCTTACCCCTTAGAACATTTGCACCAAGGCATTTGCATCTCGCAAAGTTTACCATTGATGAGTAATCCTGAGATATTTGTATCGCACCTCCGCATCCTACAATATCAAAACATAACTGTACAAAATTCTTTAAAAACGTATAACTGCATCCTCTTCCAGGCATACAGAATACTATCTTTTTTCCTTTCAGGTGCTCTTTGACAGCTTCCAAATCGAAGTCATCTGAGATCTTTGCAACTGCAGGAGTTGCAGCCTTTACCTTAAAACCTTTGGCCATATAATTTCAGAAAGATAATGTAATCATACCATGTATATAGGAAGTTGTCAATAAGACCTGTGGTAGTAATTTTTACCCCCGAAATTTTTTTGATCCTTTCTTATTTCATGAAAGATTTCCGTACCTATCAGAAGAATAAACACGAGAAGTCCTAAGAAGAACTGAATGAACTTTCTGGGGGATCTTATTAACCATCCTGCGAAGACCACTTTCCAGAAACCCCAATCCTCATGGCGGTCTCTGTGGCTCGTGGAATTTTTTTTATATCGTTGGCGGGGATGCATACTTTTGTAGGTTAGGGTTGTTTAGCTTTTTCACTAAGGGGGAGGGGGGGGATCGCATCACCCCCAAAATCACTGCTGCCAGCACGAACTCATCCGCTGGTCTTGAAGTAGGCGCTGGCGCTGCCTGATATTATGTTGGTCTCAGGGCGTAAGGCGTGGGCGCTGTATGCCTGACCTCGGCGATTAGTGTTAGTTCTTGCGCCCTTAGTCATGCTCATGACCAGTTCGCCCTTGCGTGCTTTACGTGGTTTGAGCACTGTGACCTTATACCCCTGAGCGATGAGCGTTTCATGCGATGCAAATGGCGATTTCATAATGACAAAGTAAATAGGACGAAGTGAATGGCAAAGAAAAAAGACCGCCTAATGGCGATCTGAAATGCTCCAGCGCCCCGTGGGGTGTGAGCGAAATGTGAAATTATCCTCAGCGAGGGCAGTCAGCGCTGCCATTACCGCTTTGTCTTTGGTCGCTGTTTCATTCATAAGAACAGCACCGCCGAACATAGGACGAAGATCAGAAGCAAACATAATCAAAATTCGTTTAGAAGTTTTTGAGTTTCGGGGTCTATGTCCTCTTTGATGTCATCGTAGAAAACATTCATTAACTCATCATCATCGGCGGGGCGATACCCGTCAGAATAAACGGGTATCTGCCAAGGTGTGATTCCTTCGTACATCTTAAACGACCTCACCTGAATCAAGTAAAATCATTCCATCAAAGAAATCGACTGCACCGTCTTTACCATTTAGAAACCACTCAAACTGTTTTTGGAAAATTGAAAAACCAGTTTTGACTTCCTGGAGAATTGCGTTTAACCGTGATTTGGTCGTTACGGTCTCCCATCCGCATGAACTCAATTTTACGGATTTGGTCGCATGGTCTACGGTTGCGATATTGTGACCATGTAGAAAAACGTGTGAGCAATTTGTGTTTTCGTTAAACTCAACTTCGGTATTAGAGTTTTTCCAATTACCTTTGTTTGAGATTGCGAAGTTCATTTGTCTCTCGATTTTTCTCATAAGGGTGAAATCCTGTAAGGTTTGCGTGTGTGGGTTTCTCTCCCACTTCTTAATAATACCAAAGAAAAAACCCCTTTTCGGGGTTTAGTAACAATTCGTTACCTATTGGCAGAGATCCTCAAATCTTTGTTTTGTGATCTCGATCTGGCGATCTTCTGCCATATTTGGGAACTCGTCACATACCTCTGAAAAAAGGTCTTCGAGAATCATTTCATTTTGAAGGGTTGACATAAAAAACCTTTGTTGTGTTTACTCTTTAATGATACCAAATAAAAAACCCCTTTTTGGGGTTTAGTAACAATTCTTAACCATCGGGCAAGAATTCACTGATGGCAGCATTGACTGCTCGGCGGATCTCCCTACGGGTTGGAGTGCTGGCGTACTGTTCAGTCAATGGCGCATAGTCACGAATGACAGCATTTACACAGCATGAAACGTCACTCGTTCCGATCTCTTCCACACCCTCAAAAAAGAATTCAACATTGAGGCGGATGATGTCAAATAGATTCATAAGCG